TGTGCACCCGTTATAAGATTTGAGAATACAAGATTCGAAACATCAGTTGTTGAAACGACGAGTGGTGCTGTACCATATGACTTTTCTCTCGCATCAATTGTTATTGTCCCTGAAGATATAGTTGCAGAAATATCCGTGTTTGTTAACTTTATGTTTTGTGACGTGGTATTACCTGATATTGTAATATCACCTGTAGTGATTACATTTCCGGTATTTACGTTCCCTGATGTAACGAGACCACCTAATGTAAGAACATTTGTTGTTACATTTGCACCTGCATTAACACTCACGACATCATCTAACGCAAAAGGTGATGCGGCGACATGTAAAGTACCTATTGTAATATTATCAGCTAAGACGTTACCCGAAACCGTGAGTACGTTAGACCCGTACGTATTTACTGTAAGATTTGCGGATGCCGCCGATGGGCCAATTGCTACATTTGCACCTTCCTCAGTTATGTTAGTGAGTGACGAACCACCTTGCCCCCCTGAATCGAAGATTTCGCCTGTTGATATATCTATCGATAAAACGTTTTTCGAAGATGTTGCATAAGCTGGGTCAAGTTTTATCGCGTTATCTACTTTCAAAGATGCTACTGCACCCGCCGACGATTTAAGTAAAACATCACCGGCGTAATCAATTTGTTTTGTAGCTGCAATGTCAATATCACCCGCGGATGTTAAACCCGTGGTCGCATTATTAAACGCGATCGTATGTGTCGTTGTTACACCCCCGTCTGTAATCGCCTGTAAAGTTGAAGAAACGTCCGCCCATTCAACTGTTGCAGCTGTACTTTTAAGAAATTTACCATTATCTACCCCTAATTTTGCTAATGTCGTTGGACCCGTGGCGTAGAGTAAATCACCTGCCGTGTACGATGCGATGTTTGTACCCCCATGATCGACATCTACAGCTCCAGTTGTTATTTTTTCCGCATCGAGTGATGTAATAGCCGAACCATCACCCTTAAGTGTAGCCGCTTCCACGAGACCTGTTGTCGTGACGTTACCCGCCAAAACATTACCACCTTCAACACTCAAAGTCATGAATTGATCCGACGTTGCGTTTGTGGGAACTATATGTGCACCGTCTGGGTCACTGAGTGTATACGCGATAACGTATTTTTTCTCGTCGCCCATGTATCCCGAAACTACATTTGCGGTCGGGCGTGTCATGATTACACCCATATCTATGGTGTCAATGGCATTTGCGTTACCTATTTCTATAATGGGGTCACTAACAGTGTGTATATTACTGTCTTGGAATGTCGTAGTACCTTGTACTGTTAAATTACCTGTAACGTATAGGTTTGAAGACACAAATGTGTTATTAGTTGTACTATCATGACCTATTGGACCGTCAATGAGTTCATTGTCATTATTCACATACGGTATTTTACCTGAAGTCAGAGTTGTACTTTTAAATATAGAAGCTGTAACGTTACCTGTAGCAACTACGTTACCCGAAGCTGTTAAAGATGTTACCCCATTCGTAAATGAAACTTCATCGGATGTTGTTGCTCCACCCGTTGTTATTGCTTGTAAATTCGAAGAAACGTCGTCCCATGTTACTCCAGAATTATTACTTCTAAGGAATTTTTTAGTAGCATCTGTATTATAAGGTGGAAGTGTAATCAAAGCATCACCAGATGATGGACCTAATAACAATCCGTTTTCTGCTACAGAAGTTAAACCGGTACCACCCTTGGCAAGTAAAACTTGTGAGCTCAAATTAGCGGGGTTCAGTGCTGTGATAGCCGAACCATCACCAGTTATGGTTGTAGCAGAAACGTTATCGGCAATGACATTTGAATTTAATGTTACTGAAGATATGTTTGTCGCAACAACGTTATCGGCGACGACATTAGCGGTTACTGTGATTACATTTACATTATTACCGACAATATTACTTGATACCGTCCCCGCAGTAACAGCGTCAACTTCTAATGAAGTGACTTCTAGTTTATTTGTTTTTAAATAATTTGATACATTTACATTACCTGTAACATCCAAGACATTTGCTGCGGTATCATTTATGTATAAATTAGAACCAACATCTAACGTACCATCGACGATTACATTACTATATGCCTTGAGTGATGTTGTTGGATTTGTAAGGTGGATTGTATTTGATGTAACATTACTTTTATCCGTAACAGTTTGTAAAGTTATATTTGAAAGGAGACCACCGTCCCCTATATAGTTTTGTGCACTAACATTACCGACCGTTTCGAGTGCATATATAGATTCCGTGGGTACATTCAAACGAAGTTGTCCTTCATTACCCAAACTTAATGCGTGTGTGGGTGAAGTATTTGCTATACCTATATTATCTGCGTGAAGTGCACCTGTCTTAATAGTTCCCGAAACTTGAATTTTGTTTGTCGCATTTTGATCTATAGTAACACTTGAACCAGTAAAAAATTTATTGGCTTGTACATTACCTTCAACTTTTATGACTTCTGTACCTGTATTGGACATAAAAATCTTATCACCGACAGATAACATATGTGCGGGAGACGTATTTGAAATACCAACATTTGAACCGTGATCGGTCGTAAACGCAGTTGTTATATTCGCAAAATGTGGTACAGTATTTGAAACAACATTACCTTGTTTGGATGCTTCATCTAACGAAATACCACCTAAGAGCGATGTCAACACACCTGAATCAACAACTTCTTTTGTAACTGAATCATATCCCATAAAGGTTGCACCTGCTACAGAAGCCTGACGCAAAGGTGTCATATATACACCACCTGACGAGGATGCAGATATAGCCACATTAGATGCATTAAAAACGATTGTGTTTTCCGCCTGATTATCGTCAGCGTGTTTACCAAACCGGATTTTGGTAGACCGCTCTATCGTAGGTATGTTTTTAACCATATTTAATATAAGTACGTATTTTAATTTGCATAAATGAGACCAGCCATTCCATTTTCTATTCTGAGTATATTATAGTTAACGGCGTATATAGGATCAGTGATGACCATTTTTTGACTGACTACCTTTGCGGAATCTAATCGACTAAAATTGAGCGTTCCTGTCGGTTGGAGTGAGCTCGTCGATAAACAAAAACAATATAAGAAAAAATCAGGTGATGTAACAAAGTTTGTATGGTAATAGTTCATAACATCTATAAAGTGTGGTTTCGCCCACTTAAAATTACCTATATCTAAACCGTTTATTTCGATTTTGATTTTATTCGATGTTGATGTTAATGCCCCTTCTGTCGTTGTATCCGAAGATGCGAGATATTTTATGGGGTGGTTAAATGTAAGTTCTTGTACGAGTTCGTGCGAAGGAACACTTTTTTGAACCTGGGTAATTATTAAGTTATGGTTACGAGATACGAGATTACCACGTTCCTCATTATCTAGATAATAATAATTTGAGTAACACTCAAAATTATAATTTCCTGCATCTGGACCCCAATGTATACGTAATTCAACGTTATGATATTGTAATGCGACTATAGGTAAAGCACATTGTGCACCTTCACAAAAGAAGAATCTAAAAGGGTAGAAGTATGAACGTGCACTAATACCTGGGTGCGTACCGTTAGAACTTTTGGATACGTTTGTTGCAAATGTATCAATGGCTATTTTTTCAGTGAATACTGCATCTTGTGTATCTATAACCTGACCACCGATGAGAAGTTCAACTTTATCAATAAGTGTATCCCATCTCTGAATATCGTATGATTGTGTATTATCATCTATTGTGAGGTACGTATACCCTAATAAGTCACCCGATCGATCAAATTTGATGGATGACATGGAATTACCTTTCACAGATCCTTGTATTGTCTGTTTTTCTACGGATTGTGAAAAGTTAGAATGCCGTTTAAACGTTGACGTAAAAAACGAAATCTCTGGTTCGCCCATAATGTGTTCGTCTTGAGCACCAATTGCAATGAGTTGAACAATACCAGATGACATTTATAATAAGAAAAGGTTTAAAATATAAGTGTGTAACGCCCTGAAATAATTAATGGGGTATGTTTCTTTTTTTACAAACGAATCTAAATATTAAACAGGTTTCGGTTGTAGTCGCCGCAGCACCTGTTTCCTTTAATAAATTTACAGTTATTCTATCGAGTTTCTGTATTGGGTTATAATATTGTTGAATAACTGGGTATTCATTTTTAAAAACGAGTCGAGATGTTCCGTCTGTTACGAGGGTTCCGAAAACGCCGTTAATCATATTATCATCTGATGTATCAAGATCTGTTTTTCCTCTTTGAGAAAAAACAGTTCTTAATTCATCAATTTTGAGGTGAATGAGTTTGTGAGCTCCACCTGTACCGTTAATATGAGCTGCTGTTAACTGAACCTGGACTATATTTTCAAGTGGTGTTGGGAAGTGTGAGGTAAATTTTTGCTTTGAAGTCGAATCATCAACGGTATCAACTATAACTGTGTGATACTCGTGTTCGAAATCGGGTAAAGTAGATTGACTAGTCACTAAAGCCATTTATATATACTGGAGATTTTACTTCATCTTGTATCCCGCTTGTTCTCTTACAAGTTTTTGACCATCACATACACCACCTTTACTGTCGGAATAATAAGCGTTTTTCAAACAATCTTCAGTAGATGGGATGTCGAAGAGAGAACCCGTATTAGTGGTTTGAATTTCGATATCTTTGCCCTGGTACCCACTGGTACGGAACATGGCAAGGACGCATAATATGCCGAAGACGATGACGATGGCACGGATCGTATTTTTGTTAGTGTTGTTAAGTTTCATTTATATTGAATCAATATTTTTTATAAAGTGCGTTAAAGAGAATAGAATAGTTTCAACATAAAGAGTAATGGACGGTGAAATTATTATTGATCGTAGAAATACTAATGTGATGAAACTTGATGACAATGAACAAGCATTGATGAATGAAATTGAGATTGATATTCCTCGACCTCAGCCTGTGAAAAAACAAATTTCAAGAATGAAGACACAATTTACACCACCCGCACCACAAGTCTTCCAGGAAGACATGGACTCTTTTGCAAATCCAAGTAAACAGACGCATCCATCTGCACCCCCTCCGGAAGCACCAGTTGATTACGGTGAATACGATGATCCAGAACCAGAAATGGACTATGGGGTTGGTGGATACGGTATGGAAGAAGAGGAGGAAAAACCATCACCCGGTTTTAAAACAATCGATGAAGAAAAAGCAGACCTTGTTAATAAACTTGGACGTTTGGAAAAAAAGGGGTTTACTGTAAACAAACGTTTAAATGCCTATTCCCCTATAGATGAACTTAGAAGCGAAGTAAAACGAATTACATATAGTATAGATGTAGACAAATCGATAAAGTTTTCGAGACGTATGCTTATTGCGTGTACGACCGGTCTTGAATTCATGAATAAGAAATATAACCCATTTGAAATTCAACTTGATGGATGGTCTGAGAATGTTATGGAAAACGTCGACGATTACGATGAAGTTTTTGAAGAGTTGTACGTGAAATACAGATCGAAAATGCACGTCGCACCAGAAATTAAACTTATCATGATGCTCGGTGGGTCTGCGATGATGTTCCATTTGACGAATAGTATGTTTAAATCTGTCATGCCAAACATGAATGATGTGATTAAACAAAACCCAGGACTCGTACAGAACATGATGTCCGCGGTTCAAAATACGGTTCCAAAGTCCCAACAAGGTAGCGAACCATCGAGTGATGGTAAACATGAAATGCAAGGTCCAGGGATCGACATTTCTAGTCTTATGGGTAACATCATGATGCCACCAACCCCACCCATGAATACAACAAGTATTGGACCTCAGGAAACTATGCCTATAGATGATGGTGACGATGACGATATTTCCGATATTGCTGAGGCACCAAATACAGGCGACGTTGAAGAAGGTGATGGTGAATTGAGGGAAGTTAAAGTTTCCCAGACCAAAGCTAAACGAGGGAAAAAGAAAAAATCAGTTGAAATTAATTTGTAAAATATAGTATAAATGATAGGGTATTGTCCTTTAGACGAAGATCCTATTGAAAGACCGAGACCTTCACGAGAAGTATTAGTCCCAAACCAGGAGAAGCGTAAACCTTCTGCTAGGGGAGAGGATACTGAGTGTAATTATGTTGTTTTGTTCTTTATTGCGGGTGTTATTACCTTAGCAATCATGGATACATTCCCACGAAAGTAAAGTAAACTTTCTACCATTTTGACATTTTCCAGAATGGTAAAAATAATTAATTGTTTTCGAGTGCGGTAACACGCGCTAATAGATCAGCGACTTGTGTTTCTAACGTCGAAACTTTCGTCTTTTCAGCCTGCAATTGTCTATCAACTTCCTGTAAAGCCGCACAAGATATTGTCCATACAGAGTCTTTATTTAAATTATGGAAATCTGATACCACTTCTCCATATACAAATGCATTAGACACATTACTAAATACATTTGTAGTTTGGATTTCTTTACCCGACGTTATAGTTATCACGTCACCATCCTGTTTAACGACACTAAATGAAGACTTTGTATCCTGATCTGTTGTAATACTAATAGTGCATGTGTTTGATAAGGATAAACCAGGAACACTCGTATCTAGACGGATATCGAATATGTTACTCGATTCGGAAACATGAACATTTGATGGCATGTAGTATACATTGCTATCCGGAGGAAAGAACGTATCGTTCCGTGTAACGGATGCATGTGTTAATATATTTGGAATACTGTCAACTGCTGTCGAAACCGCATATGGTATAACATTAGCAACTTCTTGTGCAATGAATCCATATACTGTATTATCACTTCTTTTTACTATATCTTTATATTTATACGTTTTTGGTTTGAGAAGTCTTAATTTTTCAAGTGCAGATGCATCTACAACATCTACAATATCCTTTTTTATACGTTCATCAGAAGATGCATTGAATTCTGAAGATCTCACTCTCCCATCACACCATATAGAGTAACTTACAGCGCTTGAACCCGATGCTGTGTATGGACCGTGGCCGTCACTTCCCGCGTTTAAATACCTATATGTTAAACTCTGCGTCCCAGCGGATTGCGTAACTTCTATAATTCCCCTATCACCAAGTCCACCACTACATAAAGTACCACCTCCCATAAAAAGTCTATCAAATATTCTTACTATGCGGCGGGTCGGGTCGGGGCGCACCCAGTAATTAAATGATTGTTCACATCCTGCACCTACAATATCAAGAGCTGCTGGTTCACCAGATGAGTTACTCGAAAATGTCCCGTATCCAATTGTACCTGAGTTCGTCTCCGTTCGGTAATCATCTGTATCATATCCTAAACCCTGCCCAAATTGTATTTTTCTCCTTTCTAATATATACATATCAAGATTGGGAGTCCAAAATACACCCGCGGTGCCATTATTTTTTATATATAATGGGTTAGCACTATTAGAATATTGGGACGCACCCGGTGACCCACTGCTGAGCCCATAGCCTGATGAATATCCAAAATTGTAGCCTTGAGAAGCACTACCACCCGTTCTTTTTAAAGAAACATAAGCATCTGCGACCGGAGATTCCGCCGCAAGTATAGCTGGTCCGTATGAACCATTAACAATGTCACTTCCACCAACTACATTTACACCGTTGGTTGTACTATTATAATCACCCCCACGTGCATTTACGGTTAATGGTGCAAGACCAGTTGGGTTTTGTCTATCATAACCTATACCGTGTGGTACATTTAATAGACCGCTTAGACTTAATGAAGATATAGTTGTACTTGAAGCTAATGGTAGAGTATATATATGAATAGTACCATTTGAATTTTCATAAGGTGATCCTATTATCAGTTTAGTACCTTCTTTATTTATATCTACACACGTACCGAAATAAATATTCGCTTGATACGTGGTTGGTGCTATTGCTCTCTGTGTAGTTTGTGGGTGGGCGGGAATTGATGTGTGGAAATTAGTATCTTCAAAGACATATACGAGACCACAATTTGGATAAGATCCACCGGTTACGCCATCTGAGCTCGAAGGATCTTCTGGAAGAGCGGAGCACCCCCATATTCGACCATTATAATTCATAAAAAGCATTTCCGACCCCATTTTTATATTATTAGTGCGCCCAATAAACCAATACGACGAACCAATACCATTGAGACCATTGTCACCAGAAGCTGTCCAAAGTCCTTTTCTGACCCCCCCGCAATCGGTCCTCAACGACGTCGAATTGTATGGCGGCGGATCGTAAAAATTAAACAAATCACCAGCCATGATTGAATTACCGTCACCACTAATACGGACAATTCTTCCCCATTCATCATCATTACTGAGGTACCAGTCGCCATCGTCACCGGATGGTTGTCTACCAAACCATTTTCTATAAAAAGTAATCGCATTTGTTGAAGTATTTCTAACAAATCCATACAAACAACCACACGTTTTGTTGGAAGCGTTACCTGTCGAAGGTTTGGCTTTAGGCGCCCCTACTAAAATCTTATCGCCATCTCCACTAATATCTACACTATAACCAAATCTATAGTCGGTATCAGTTTCATTACTATTCATATAAGCAGTTATTTCAGTAGGAGTGGTATACCACGCACAACCCTCTATTTTATGATACACATATACAACCCCAGTCCGGTTTCCTCCGTTTGTTCTTTTATCATTATAGGCACCAACAACAAGACAATCACCCTTTTCATTTAAAGCAATAGAATGCCCAAAATAATTATCGTGAACAACAACGTTCCATGAACGTGAAGGGTTATCAAGTATCAATTGCTCTGCCCAAAAACCCTTGTTACGAGTGATTATAGAAACGTATGATGAGTTAGTTATACTGTTTCCATTCCACCACGACGCAACAATTGTTTTACCGTCGCCAGATATATTAACCTGATTACCCCACAAAGTACTGTATGTACGAGACGATCTTACTGTTTGGTATAATTTCCATTCATTTCCTTTCTTCTCGTATATGTATATATTACCAGAATCACCACCAGATACAGCTACATCTCCATCGTACGATAATGCACAAGATTTACCCAAAGCACCTCTTACAGGGTCCGATGATGATGTTTTAGATACTAAATTAAGTTTAGCCGTAAATTCTTCTTGGTATTCCGAATTAATAACAGTAAGATCAACGGCATCGTTTTTATTTGATATACGAACATCACCTACAACGTGTAGTTTTTTCTCTGGTTCGAGTGTCCCAATACCGGTATTATCATTTACAAGAAGACCACCTCGTGATCTTATGGAAGATGATATATTTAAAGTTGTAGAATCGGCTACCGGTAAACTATAAATGTACGCTGCACCGGCTCTACTGATACCATTTATTTCTTTAATGATATCTCCTACTATAACTCTATCACCAACATTGGATAAGGCAACAGAGTATCCAAATTCTCCCGGGTTTTCGTCACTTGGGGTTAGTTTAGTAAACTGTGACCATGTAGTACCTTCCCTGTCGAATATATATACTCCTTGTTCTTCACGTTGATTTCTACCTATTGCAATTCTATTACCGTCCGAACTTATAGATATTCCATTGGTTGGAGCAAATTTAGCATTTGCTATGGGGTCAAATGGAAATAACTTACTTTGTTGGGACCATGTAGATCCTGAACGAATGAACACATAAGCTGCACCTGTATTTGAAAGTGTAACTGTACCACCACCTGGATAGTCTGCATCTCTCGCACCTACAGCGAGTGTATTTCCGTCACTAGATAACGTACACGAACCCCCAAAAAACATATTATCTTCGATATCAGATGGAACGATTTTAACTTCTTGAATCCACGAAACATCCCATTCACTTGTACTACTGTTATAAACGTCTGGACCACGTACGAATATATACATCGCACCACCTTTTGCATTAGAACCTGGACCCGTATCAGCTGACCATGCACCCGCAGCAACTGTATTACCGTCTCCGGATATTGAAGTTTCAATACCTAAACGGTCAGAATTTTGTCCATCACTTGCAGACAATGTAGTTTGTTGATACCATATACCACTATCTGCTAATTCGAATACATATACTCTACCTTTACCATTATTCGCTGTAAGACACCCCGAAACAATTCTAGTACCGTTATCGGAAATACTAATTGAGTATGCAATCCATGTGTCCCCCGACCCATCATAAACTTCTTTCGGTACAAAAAATGATTCTATAGACCATGTATTTCCCTCACGCTTATATACCCATATACCACCAGCACCATTATACGTTGTTTCCGTTACAGTTGGACTATAATACGATGCAGATACAGCTAATTTATTACCGTCGGGTGTTGATGCGAAAGACGTACCAAAATCGTCACCAGCAGTTATATCACTTGGTTGTAATGTAGCTTGGAGCGTCCATTTATATCCACTTCTTACGTATACTTTTACTTTACCACCTTTAGGGTGTTGATAAGCTCCACCTTGAAAGCCTCCTCCATGTGTATGTGAAGATACAAATGCGGTATATCCATCTCCGGATATTCGTACTCTTTCCCCTACGTGATCATTTTCTGTTACTATATCTCCGTTTCCGGATATAGGTAATGTTATTACATTTTCTTCGTATACTGAAGCCTTATTGATAGAAAAATCTACAATTTCTGTATTATCTGTTATTCGAACATCTCCATCGATGTGTAAAGGTCTTTCTGGATGGGATGTTTTAATACCTACACTTTCAGTTGTATATATACTATCTCGAACGTATAAGTTACTTGGTACATTTAACGTGTTACAATATGATTTCGAAAATTCGTCCGGTAAACTATAAGAACTGACTGCACCTGTTCGTTCATATAACGTTTTATACGGATTTTTAAAACTCCATAATAGTGACGAACTGCTATCCCACGCGTATACATATTCCGGATTTATTAGAGTCGTTGTACTATTGGTAGTGTACGTTGAATTATCTGTAAGCTTAACTGGGATGATTTGTGTCTGGGGGTGTATATCTGGGAGAATAGACCACGTTTTTGTAATCGGAGAATATTTGCATAACGATGCTGTCAATCCTACTTGTATATAAGGGCTTACGCGATATATATGTTCACCGGATACCGTTGTTTCGACCCATTCGTGAAACGATGATGTCAGTGTGGTTGTTGGAGCTCCATCATTTGGGTGTACCCATGTCGAACCAGATTCAAATGGAATGTGTTTTATAGCTAATAAACCATCAGATAAACCTGAAGCTACAAGAATCGATCGACCATCTCCACTTAAAGCTAAGGAACTCCCAAAAAAACTATTAACTGTAGCATTAGATGAAACTGCCTGCCCTTTCAGGTTCCATTTAGTTACGTTCCTATCTAAACTGGGCCACACCCTATTAACGTTAGAATCATAGGATGTTATCTTTTCCCATGTGAGTTTTTCTTTATCAATAAAATTAATACCAGTTTTACCCCTTTCATATACGTAAATAGAACCTGTATTATTTTCACCTTGGTTAATTGCTAATTCACCTCCAAGATGACTACCGTAAGCATAAGGCACATATGTATTTGATAATTTTGATGATACAACATTACTATACGTACTATGTGTTCCACCACCTTCTCGCGGCGACCCTATAATTAAAGTAGTACCATCACCAGTTAAAGCTATTTCAGAACCAAAATATTGATAATCAATTGCACCACCTGGGCGTGATATACGTTTTTGTTCTAACCATTCGTGCGTTTTTACTGCATGTCCATAACTCCCTGAACTTCCCGGAATGTCTGTCTCGCGATCCGTTGTAACCCATTCGAATATATACACACTTCCGTGATCTAACCTCGGATCTCCCTCGACAAGATTCACGTTATTATCTGGTAAATCATGAACATGACTTCTTCCCGGTGCACCTATAACAACCGTATTACCATCATCAGAAATAGCAGTTGACCATCCAAACATATCACCTTCAACAGTCCCGGTACGCCAGGGGTGTGTTATTTGCGTTTCACCAAGGGGATATAATCCGGGATACAGATTATTTAACGCCAATGCCGTACCGCCTCGTTGGTACCCATAACCGGGATATTCCTTCGTGGGGTGACCATGTGAAAATAAAGCTACTTGTGGGGCCTCATAATTGTTATGCGCCGTAAATGGGAATGTTGAACCTGGGTACCATATCTGTTGTGCCCACACCGTGTTTGTAAATTTAAATATAAACGCTGCACCTGCATAAGGGCTGTTATGCCATTGAATTGGATTGGTGAAAACAGGAAATACACCGCCTGATCTTGCGTTATATGCACCTATTAAAATGGTTCTGCCATCTGGGGTCATGGATATAGAACATCCAAATCTATCTTCAGTACCTTGAGCTGGAGTCCAATAATTTGTACCACCATAAGATGATGTTTCTGTTGGATTTAGTTTAGTTTCTACCCAGTTACCTGATACTAAAGAATATACATATACTGTACCACCAACGCTCGTGTATGGTGCGCCTACAGCCAATATAGACCCATCTTCAGACATATCGACTGAATACCCAAACTGCATTCCGGCAACTTTATCACTCGGAATTATTTTAGAATCCTGTAACCATTCAGTTCCCGAATATTTAAATACATATACGGAATTGTCTCTAAATGCACCCACTAAAATGGTTTTACCATCTGGAGTTATAGAAATCACGGAACCAAACGCATCATTACTTATTGGAATAATTGGTTTAATAACGGTATTTTGTACCCATGAACTTCCGTTCCAATCAAACACATATACATAACCATACGTTTCATTACCTGGTAGATTTTGAAGTGCACCTATAACAGCTGTTTTGCCATCACGTGACATAGATATGGAATACCCGTAAATTTCATAAGTTTTTTGACTTACTGGTATTATTTCAGAGACTTCGCGAAGTATATTCGATTTCGAGGTAATATCTATAACGGTACCAGATGGAAAATTGTCAGATACACGAATATCTCCTAAAACGTGGAGAGGTTTATCTGGATTTTGTATTCCTATACCCAATTTATTTTCAATAATCGCATCACCGCCAACACTTAACATCTGAGACGGGGGTCCTTCGTTATAAAAATCTAATTCTGTGTTATCCCATGTATCGTAAGCATTTCTATTTAGAACTGTAAAATTACCTATATGTAATTTAGACCCAGGTTCCAATGTACTTAAACCAGTCGTATACTGAACATTCCCGAAAAATATATTACTCATTGAAGGCGCGCTCATTGTTTTAGGTGACGTCCATTTAGACGGTGTATTTTCAACTGGTTGACCGTTTACGTATATATTAAACTTTTCAAATGTACTAACTGGTTCTGCTTCGGGTGCAGTTTCGTGTATTATTCTATTTGTACCGCTATAATAGTTATCGGGTATACTATACGCATACACAGAACCACCGTTAAATATATTACTCGAAGCTGTTGCTGCGTATGCTCCCGCAATTGCTTTTCTAGCGTTCACGGCGATACTAACTGAATAACCAAACTTATCACCGGTAGTTAAATTAGATGAAACTATTTTTTCACGTTGAGTCCACGTAGTCCCCGAACGTATAAATGTGTACATAGCACCACCCGATAATTTCGAAGATGCACCTACAACAATTGTATTACCACTACTATCGATGGATACGGAATCCCCGAAACTATCACCTACCCGTATATCTTTCGGAACAATTTTAGATTGGTAAGTCCACGTATTCCCCGAACGTACAAATACATGCGCAGCGCCTTGTGAATTCTGTAAAAATGCACTTACAACTGCGGTATTCCCATCTGCATCTAAAGCAACTGAGTTACCGAAATAGTCACCAGCGACTAATTCAGATGGATATAGTGCCCCCGATACATTAAGTGGTAAAGTCGTGTGTAAACTTGTTCCATTGTATATATATGCTTTACCAGTATTATTACTTGTACCCGGTGCTCCTATAATAGACCAATTCGACGAGCTATTATTACCAGCTATACCTACCGAAAATCCGAAATAATCACCAAGACTACCTTGTTGTAACGCGGTTCCGAGTTGATAATTATTACCCGAATCAAGTATATACGCACTCCCGATTCCAGTTGCACCTACAATTACTTTAGTAGCTTGGAAATTAAATTTAACAGAGTCTCCAAAATATGAGAGATCACTTGGACCTAATATTTCATGAGTTTGAGTATAACTATTGTTAAATATATACACGGCGCCACGACCATCTAATTTTGAAGGTGCAGATGCAATATATTTATGTGGGTAATATCCACCTGCAATGTCAACTGCATATCCATATTGGTCACCTACACTTACATTTGACGATAAGATATGAGTTATTTGAGACCATGTTCCTCCTACCTCAGTAGTGTTTCTAAATATGTATACATTTCCTATGTAATTATTATTTGGTGCACTCACTATAGCTCTATAATCTACAACACCACTGTTATACGTCCCGTTTCCTTTCCCAGATAAACGAACTGAACTACCGAAATGGTCGTATAAACCGACATTGGTAGAATTTATTTTACTATCCTGTGAAGCCATCTTATAATAGTCTATATATTATAAGATGGATTATAAAACTCACATTAAAGATTATTAATGTTTAATATACCTTCTCTCTGAAAATATATATGGTACCACTTTTTAGATAAAAATGTGTATTTAAAATCAAGTTTATATGCATTATTATTAATAAAATGTAATCGTAAACCATGGTCTGACGAACTTGCATAATAAATTTCACACGCTATTATCTGTTCTTCTGTAGAATTCGTGTTACCTATATAAAACACGGTTTTGTTATGATACGTACTATGTTCATTATCTATCATGAACCAAAACGATACGGCTGTGTTATCACCGATATCACTATTTATAACACCTTTTATCTGAGCGCCATCGTTTATATATACACTTTTATTCGATCCATCGTAAGTACACGACGTATTTGTTAAATTGGAACGATAAACTTCTCTTGGCCCCGAATCCTGTAAATAAATACCTTTTAAACAATTTATATCGCGTGTATCGTAATGTACTAGTGTTTGTTTACCGATCGTGACGTTTGATTTTAAACTGTAATTAATATCAAGTTTATTTCTAATAGCTGTTCTACCATTAACATCGAGACGCGCCTTTATATTTTCCTTATACGGACCAAACCCATCTCTGAATGTTAATGATTCTGGTTGTAATTCGGGTAAATTTACACCAATTTTCCCAAACGTATCGAGAACGAATTTTGGGTGTGTATTGGAAGGGTTTACGTCGTCACTATACGTCGTATCTAAAACTATAGATCTACCTTGTACGCGTATTCTATCGGGTTCTCTTCCCCATGCGTTTAGTTTATCTGGATATTCACCCCCTTTGTGTATAAGCAATTCACTTGATGTGAAGTTATTTTGATTATTAAACGTCGTAGACGTCACGTTATCATTTTTATAGTTCCAGTTTCGTATAAGTGCATTGGACCCCGTATCAGTACCAGGTGTATCCGAAAATATAACCTGACCGGAATAATTTGGGTAAGTTGTATATTTACCACCACCAACGACAAAATCCCTCGCTGAAATATCACCACCTATGGTCGTATTACCTACGACTTTAATGGACCGACCAAGTTTTAAAAACTCTGCATTTCCCCCGTGTATATGACCATCTTCATTCGTCCGTCCCGAGTTTATTATAAAAAGTCCGTCTTGTGACATGGACGTTGTAAATCCAGTCAAGACGTTGGCGTAAATATTATCGTATGGATCGTAATGACTCCAAAACGAGCCATTAAAATCGTAAATTTGGTATACTTTCGATGTTTGATGCGTTCCAGTTACCTTTGTAAAATTATAATCTGACCCAGAAGCTATACGGTTCCCGTTATACGTCATTGAAATCTTTGTCCCCGAACCGGGAGCACCTAAAATTAAATCACCAATCGGAACAAATGTATCCTGTAAATAACTATACCTAAACGCCCTAACTCCAGATTCACCGGGTACACCTACGGCTAGTCTAATAGTTGGCATTGTAATATCAGTTTCGGAACCTCCTACTAAAAATGGTTCAGATGTTAAGAAACCGGATATGGCAACAGAATACCCGAACGCGGAAAATTTACTAAGTTCGTATCGATTTATATCACCATGTAAAAGTGTTTGGTAACCTATTGCGTACGGGGCATTAAACCCAGTTCCATTCCAATCGGCGGGCGAATATACAACTTTTACATATCCCGATTGATAATTCCAATTTCCTTCTGAGTCTTTAATATCATCGGTTACACCTGAATTAACGGAATAACCTAGACCCTTTCCAACGTATATATCCGATTGGGTACCAGGTGCACCCGCTGCAAAAGCCCACCCATCTGGGGTCATGGAAACGGAAAACCCATACTGATCGTAAGTTGGGTTTAACCTAACGGGTGAAATAGTACTTGCATTTTGTGATACAACGTTAGCCCAATTTTGATATACACTACTATTACCATTTGTTTCAGTTCCAGGTTGATCCGTATATAAAAGTACCGGTGATGCAATAATATCGTAAACGTAAACCTTATTTTCATACGGTGAACCGACACATAGAAGACCTGGATTTTCAGTTGCTATCGATATAGAAAGACCAAACCCTTTTATAGATGAACCACCTGGAGAACCAACTATAACATTAGACGTATATGTAGACCAATCGAGTGCAGTTCTTTTGTATATATAAATACTACTCATAGTACCACGTGAAGGCCATGCGTATACGTTCGAGTGTGAAGAAACAACAAGAATATCACCGGATAAATCTGTATCTACACATGCACCGAAACCACTATTACCACCTGGTCCCGAAATAGTCGTTAACTCAGCCATTGCATTTGAATTTGAATAATAAATATGAACTTTACCATTTGCTCCATTTGTCGACCAACTGGGTGCACCTATATATGAAAAGTCGCCTGTATTATTTGCTGCAGTTGATATACCAAAATCTGTTCCACTGCTACCCATAGCAATAGTAATGGGAAATTGGTCAACTTCCGGCATCTTATTTTAAATGTATATTAATTTTTCAACGATTTAACTAGAAACCATAACCTGGTGGGACAGGCCTACCAGTAGTTCCGTATTGATATCTTATCTGTCTTTCACGCCATGACAAAACCGGACCTCCATCGTCCGACCCAACGGATATCTGGTTTCCACCAGTCTCGGTTCTTATAGTATTAAGGTTTCGTATTTTACTCCCATCACCGAAAAGGTAATTCGTACAAAAAACGTTACCGTTTACTCTAAGAACATCGTGACCTCCCGTATCACTTACTATAACATTTGAACCTATGTGAAGTGTATGATTAACCGCGTAAGTATTTGATATACCAACGTTACTTTGAGGTGTGGGTGTAGTTACAATGTAATTTGGGTTACTACCACTCTGTAACCAAACTGAACTACCACTACCCGAACCACCCGTATTATCCGTTCCCCAAGTGAGACCACCCGATCCAGTACTTTTAAGAACTTGTCCACTGGAACCCGATGAACCACTTACATATAATCCACCTGTTAAGTTAATATCACCACCCACATCTAATCTATACGCGGGGTTTGTTTTGTTAATACCAACGAACGCACTATTATAATATATTTTGCTCGTTGAACTGTCTTTTGTCCAAACTGTAGTACCACTCGAACCACCTGTATTATCCGTTCCCCAAGTGAGACCCGATCCAGTACTTTTAAGAACTTGTCCACTGGAACCCGATGAACCACTTACATATAATCCACCGGTTAAGTTAATATTACCACCCACATCTAATGTATATTGAGGGTTTGTTATTCCAATACCAACATCACCACCACTATCGATTCTTAATCTTTCGGTTCCACCTGTCGTAACCGTATACGTATCATCTGAAGGAAACCCGAAGTATGTATTTGTATCACTTGTATGTTTTATATAATCAGGAATAGTAGTA